ACTCCGCCCCCTTGAACATCGGGATATTATAATGTTCGCACTCTTGTTCCAACACCTGCGCACTATTCCCCGACAGCACGCCTGCCATAGCTTCGATCGGGATCAACGGAATACCTCCGACGGCAGTCGGTTCTGCGGCGGCAACTTGCACGTCAGTTTCAGATTGTAGCATTGTTCCCTCCCCAGTTAGTAGCCATGTAGCGTTTATATCGGGATATATTTCGATAATTTTCGACAGCCATGTAGCCACAATATCACTGCCTTTATTTATCGCTCGCCCAATAGCACCGTTAGAGGCGCTAATGCTTTGTTCAAAAGCCCTTACGCTCAGTCCCTTTGCTGCTATTATACACCCTATCCTATCGACAACTTTCGACATTTATATAAATTATTTTCTAAATTTATTCATTGTTTCGATAATTATCTATATATTTGCAAAGACTTTCAAATATGAAAGTTTGCGAACAAAGATAGTAAAATAATTAAAAACGGAGAAATGGCAAAGGTATTAGTTGAATATGGTGAGCGACAGTATCTCGCCTATTTGTTCAAAACGAGCCTTCCGACGGTGCGCGCAGCACTTCGCGGTCAGACAAATACCGCGCTTGCAAAGAAGATTAGAACAGCCGCAATTAAACGCGGCGGTGTAGTGGTGAATAATACGAACAACAAATAATCGCGAAACAATGAAAAAAGCAGCAACAAGACAATGGCTCGAAGATGTGCAGGAGCACTTATCGACCGACTACCTCGACAACCGCACGGGATTATTCAGCTCGGAGGGTTTCGACAAGAGAATCGACCCTGAAACGGTCGCAATCATCCGTCAGCGGATAAACCTCTATCTCGAATCGTGGGTGCGCCCGAATTTGGGAAAAGCAATCGACGAACTTAAATAATCGCAAGACAATGAAAGATATTCACACTTACAGGAATTGGAACGGAGAGGGCAAGGCACTGAACCCTAAACTCGCCGATATGGAACTACCGCAGTTAATCGACCTCGTGGCAAACGCCTACGGTCGTTTGAATGCTATAAACGCAGAACAGCTGGATACTCCTACACTACAACGCATTGTGCTTTCAAAGCACGATCTGCGCACAGCTCTGCGGCAACTTGACATCTGTATAGACGGTTATAAAATGTAGAATATGGAAACGAAATTAACGAAAGAGCAGTTGCGCGATTTGTATGATCGCGAGGACGAACGAGGTCGTGAGTTGTTGCACACGATTTTCGGCAAGGAGGAGTTCTACAAACGTCCGATTGGCGTGTGGTGTCTAATCAATAAATCATCGAATAGGTTGGAACTCGTCCGTCGGCAGGATTGGGAGGACTGGCATCAAAAAATCGCGGTCGGCGTCGTAATCGTTACAGACAATACAGCATTCATCATCGCGCCGCATAATACGATTGCCGCACAATGGAGCGCTACCGAGAACGGACGAGATTCGGTTGTCCTCATCAATGACAAGGAATCGCTGTGTGCAACAGAAGCCACCGACCGAATCATTCGGAAATATAAGGGCATCCTGTACGTCGATTCGGAGGGCGATACGCAATACAATTTCATCGGGTCGCCTGCCGCCGACTTCTGTCGGCATTATTCGCACGGAGGAATCGGTGAGGGTAACTGGAACCTGCCGACAGTGGCGCAGTTGAAGATCATCGCCGACAACATCGCAGAGGTAAACGCCTGTTTCCTGACTATGGGACTGCCGCCTATGGTGATGGGCTGGTATTGGTCGAGCATCGCCTGCGAAAACGATAATCGGTGCGCGTGGGGCGTGGATATGGACTACGGTGACACGGGCAACGGCGGTAAGTATAACGACAGCTACGTGCGCGCGGTGTCCGCTTTTCAAATTTAAGATTTAGGAATTTGAAATTTAATCTTTTGAAATATGAAATCGAGAACTTTTCAAAATGTGATTCCGAACCGAATGGACGAACGGCTCGTGCTGGTGGCAATCAATACGAACGGCAAATTTACGGAGGGTCAGCGCACGCAGTTGCGACGGATTGCGTGGAAGCGTATCGGTGGCAAAAACATATCGACCCACACCGTCGAACACTTCGAAACGTATGGTCGGGGCGAAACCCTCGTAATCTTCGAGAACTATGTAGCCAATACAACCACTTTGCGCGAACGCATCAAATTCGGGCTGCGCAAATTCCTTGCAGCAGTACTTGCTTATGTAGGCATTAACCCTGTTCTCGTCGTGGTCGCGAACAATACAGATTCCCTTTCGGTGCACGGGGCAACGCTCCCTGCGCAGGCATTTGACTAAAAGGAGGCGATAATCCCGTGAACGCACAGGCGTTGTTCGGAGCGATACCGACACGGGAGCAAAAAGAGTAAGGATATGGAACTCTACAACGGAAAATATTGCGCATCATATAATGAACTCGCGGATTTTATGTCGCGCGATCAAATTATGCGGCACGCAGAACGAGTTTGTCGAGGCGGCAATGGCAGAGTGGCATTGTACGCAGTCGATAGTCTCCCGATAAGGTTCAAAATCGAGGTTATGCGTCGTTACCCCGATCTGAAAGCGCAGGCGGAGAGCAAGCCGTTTATTGACAGCATCACACCCGACGGCGTTGCGGCACAGTTCTACGCCGATTATAAGATCGACGACGTGCGGGGTTTGAACTACGACAAGCAGATCGAATACACGAACAATGCTTCGATATTGGCGGCGTTCCGCTCGGTTATCGAGCGCGCCGATTCCCGCCGCGCAAGCGTCAGCAAACCGCGTCTGCGCAGGACAGATTTTTGGCGTCGCGCTGCGCAAGCGCTGCCGCGCATTGCGGACAAGTTCCCGCACTCGCTGCCCGAAAACCCGCGCCGCTTACAGGAGAAGTTCAACGAGTTCTATCGCGGCGGTCAGCCGAATTATGAAACCCTCGTGTCGGGCAAGTTCCAAAACTCGAATGCCTCGTCGATCCGCACGGACGAACAGCGGTCGATCGTCATTCGCCTGATGTCCGACCACCGCAACCTCGACAACGAGCAGATCGCGATGCTCTACAACATCATCGCCGAAAAAATGGAATGGTCTACGATTACGGCGTCAGCGCTGAAAACGTGGCGTAAGCGGTACGATCTCGAAACCGCCGCAGGACGGCTCGGCGCGAAAGAGTTCTACAACCAGCGGGCGATGCAGGTCAAGCGTTCCGCACCGACCGCGCCGCTTTATATGTGGTCGCTCGACGGCTGGGACGCCGAGTTGTACTATCAGAAAACGACGACCCGCAAGGGCAAGACCGTAACGACCTACTCGAACCGTCTGACGGTGGTTGTAGTGCTCGACGTGTTCAACAAATACCCGATCGGATATGCCGTCGGCGAACAGGAGTGCGCGGCGCTTATCACCGAAGCCCTGCGCAACGCCGCCAACCACACCCGCGAACTGTTCGGCGAACGCTACCGCGCGCTGCAAATCCAAAGCGACCACTACGCGATGAAAGCGATGACGCCGATATACGGCGTGAGCGGCGATAAGGTAACGCCTGCGCGTGTCGGCAATGCCAAAGCAAAACCGATCGAGCGATATTTCCTCACCCTCAATAAAAAGTACTGCCAACTGTGCCCGAACTGGTCGGGCTTCGGTATTACATCGAATAAGAACCTGCAACCGAATGCCGATGCGCTTAACTTGTTGCGCAAGCAGTTCCCCAATGAACAGGAGTGCCGCGCGCAGATTGCGTGGATCATCGAGCGCGAGCGGGCGGCGAAGCGGGACAAGTTCATTGCGGCGTGGGGCAGCGTTCCTGCCGATCGACGTCTGCCGATGACCGACGAACAGTATCTGCTGACGTTCGGCGCGGAAACGGGTTGCAGGAACGCTTTGGAGGGTTCGGGGCTGAATATCCGCCTGCTCGGTGCGGAGCGCTCTTATGACTGTTTCGACGTCAATTTCCGCAAGTACGCGCATATCCGTTGGAACGTCAAATACGACCCCGAACACCCCGAACGGGTGCTCGCCGTGAACGAGGACGGTTCGTTGAAATTCCTGCTCGAAGAAAAGTTCGTCCAGCCGATGGCGCTCGCAGATCGCAAGGAGGGCGACGCGGAGGAACTCGACCGCGTGCGCCGCTTCAATAAGCAGCAATTAGAGCCGCACGTGGTCGGAACGCTCACCGAAGCGAACGAGCGCGTCGATGAACTGTTCACGCGTAACCCCGCATTGAGCAACACGCTGACGCGCGCCCTTATTTGCGATTCGCAGGGGCAGCACAAAGATCGCCGCAACGAGAAACGGCTGGCGGGTGCGAACATCGAGGACGTCGAGGCACAGGATATAACCCCGATTGCGGGTCGCAAAGCGACAACTTTCGATTTATACTAAACGCAAAACAATAATATGAAAACTACTGAAAAACAGGCAATCGCCGACCGCCTCGCGGAATACGTCGGCGGCAAGGAAAGCCAAAACAAGGCTGCACGCTCGATGCATGGCGTCAGTGCGGCGACGATCAGTCAGATCGTAAACGGCAAATGGGATTTAATCTCGGACGAAATGTGGCGCACGGTCGCCGCACAAATCGGTTACGACCCTCGTGGCTGGGTCGTGGTGGAAACGGACGGCTATCGACGTATGTACGACGTTCTGACGGATGCACAGCGCAATTCGCTCGTGTTCGCCGTAACGGGCGATGCGGGTTGCGGCAAATCGCAGGCGGTTAAGGCATACGCGGATCGCAACCGCAACGTGCTGGCGCTTTCCTGCTCGGAATACTGGAATCGTAAACAGTTCCTTTCGGAGCTGCTTCGAGAGTTGGGTGTGGACTACGCAGGTTCGACAGTGGTCGATATGGTCGCCGAAGCGGTTCACCAACTCAAACGCCGCGACGGGGTGCTCCTCGTACTGGACGAAGCCGACAAATTGAGCGACCAAGTGCTCTATTTCTTCATTACAATCTACAACAAGTTGGAGGATCACGTCGGTATCGTGCTTACGGCGACGCAGTACCTCGAAAAACGCATCAAGCGCGGCGTGCAGAACAACCGCAAGGGCTACCGCGAGATATACAGCCGTATCGGGCGCAAGTTCATCCCGATGCCCGTCGTGAATAGCGGCAATATCGCTGCGGTCTGCATCGCCAACGGCATAGAGGACAAGGATACTATTCGCCATATCACGGAGGATTGCGATTGCGACCTGCGCCGTGTAAAGCGCCTCGTGCACGCGGTTAAACAGCGTTCAACCACCAAATAAACGGAGGACGAAATGGCAAGGTTTGTAATTGAAAAGCATAGCAAGAGGAAACCTTTGTGGCTGTTGTCCGTTCTGGCTTGTTTCCCCTTTGACCGAAGCAAGAGTTATCCCGACATCGAAAGATACGCCATAATGGAAACAGTACTGCGCTATCTGGTTGATTTTACCTATAAACGCAGGAACGCAACGGAGTGTCTCGGCATTACCCACCGTTTCGATGTAAGAGAGAACAGCATAACGATCAAGACGATTAACGATGTGCCTTATCTGACTATACATCTGATAACGGAAGAATAGATATGGAACGAGCGATAAGCAATAAAAACGTGTGCGACGCCAAGTTCACAATCGCCAACTTCACGGGCGCGTGGCTCGCATCGTTCGGCAAGCCCGAACTGCGCGGCGCGTGGATCATCTTCGGCGAGAGCGGCTGCGGCAAGACGCATTTTGCGCTGCAACTGCTTAAATACTTGACGCAGTTCGTCGATAAATGCGCCTATGACACGTTGGAGCAAGGCTTGTCGAAATCGTTCCAGAATGCGTGGAACAATGCCGATATGCAGAGTGCCGGAACAAAAGTCGTCGTTTACTCGAAAGAGGGCATCAAACAGTTGTGCGAGCGTCTGCGCAAGCGCAAAAGCCCCGACGTCGTTGTAATCGATTCGATTACCGCGCTGGTCGGTTTCACGCGTCCCGTATTCGCCGAACTCATCAATGAGTTCCCCGACAAACTGTTCATCTTCATCGCGCACGAGGAAAACAACAAACCCTATCCCGCCATCGCCCAACACGTCCGCAAACTTTCGGAGGTCAAGGTACACGTCGAGGGTTTTGTCGGATACGTTACGACACGATTCAAAACGGCGGAGGGCGGCGGCGAGGATTTCGTGATATGGGAGGAGGGTGCAACAGAATATCAGGCAAGCAAATTATAAAAAAACACAGCGATATGACAACGATAATGGACAAACAGCAAAAATGGCTCTTGTGCCGGTTTCACGCCCTCTGCACGCGGTTGGGAATGACGGAGGAGGAGAAACGCGCCTTGATCGAGGGTTACGGCGTCGAGAGCAGCAAGGATATAGACAACCACGACCTTATGGATTTGTGCTACACGCTCGAACTTCAACTCAACAAAGGTGCGAAAGAGGCGGACAGCCTGCGCAAGCGCGTTATCGCGTCGATCGGCGGGTGGCTTCGGCTGATGGGCAAGCAGCACAATATCGACACGATCAAGAGTATCGCCTGCCGTGCGTCGGGGTACAGCAACTTCAACAAGATACCGACCGAACGCCTGCGTAACCTGTACAACTGCTTCCTCAAAAAGCAGCGCGACGCAAAAGCCGTTCAGAGCATTACCGACGAATACATCGCGGGAATGTTCTCGCAAGGAATAACGAAAGACAATCAACTGTACAACTAACAATTACCACTATGAAAATCTACGTCAGCGGCAAAATTTCGGACTTGCCAACCGAACAGGTCAAAGAAAAATTCGCAAAGGCAGAGGCGCAGATACGGGCGTTCGGACACGAACCCGTCAATCCTCTCGACAACGGACTGCCCTCGACGGCAACGTGGGCGCAGCAGATGACGGCGAGCCTCGCGATGTTGTTCGAGTGCGATGCGATCTACCTATTGCCCGACTGGGGCGACAGTCGGCGCGCGCGTATCGAGGCGAATATCGCCCAAGAGTGCGGTTTGGAGATACTCCACCAACCTGAATATGGAATATACAAAAGCAGTTTATAACCTAATAACACAAAATACTATGACAACAAAATCAATCATCGGGCGCGACTATATTCCGCGCGACGTGCTGGCTGTATGTATCGAAACCGACACAGATGCCCGTCTCGGCGAGACAAAGTATCGAATCATCAAAAACCCCTACGAACGTATATTCAAGTTTAGAGGTCTTTGGGGAGACTTGTTACCGCATCGTTACATGCGAATAGCAGTAAACGTATTGGATGAAAATACGGGATTGACGTATGCCGTCCAGTATGAACCTGCGAACCTCGTATGCGACGACCGAACGACAAATCAACCCGACACGCCTGTTGATTTCGCTACCCATGCCCAGCAGATCGCCGATGAACTCAAAGTTATGTTCGATTCTGCGGGAGAGGGAATTTCCGACAAGTGCGGTGTTGCATTCTTTGCAGTTTCGGACGACGGAAACGATAAAACATCGACCTGCACAGGCTTTCTCGGCGGTCGAGGAAATCGGGTTGCGGCGGCTATCGCCTCGGCTTGTTTCAAGAATCCCAAAGTCTTCGACATCGTTAGACGAGCATCGATCGAGGCTACATTTCATCAGATATTCGACGGTGGCGACAAGAAGAAATAACCAACATTCATTTTTACAACAATGGCAAGACAAAAGAAAACAATCATCACGGGCGTAAGCCGTGAGCAGATGGAGGAGGCGTTCGGTCAGTACGCCTCCGCCGACGCGGAGGTGCAGCACATCAACGCGGAAATGGATCGCCAGTTTGTGGCGATCCGAGAGCAGCACGCCGACAGACTGGCGGAGTTAGAACAGATGAAAGCCGATGCGTTCGAGAAAATGCAGGTATTCGCCACCGAGAACCGCGAAGAACTGTTCACGAAGCGGCGGAGCATTGAAACCACGCACGGCACGATCGGCTTCCGTATCGGTATGCCGAAACTCAAACCGAAAAAGACCTTTACGTGGGCGGCGGTTCTCAACCTGCTCAAAGAGTTCGGAAAGGATTATATCCGCACGGTCGAGGAACCTGCGCGGGATAAGCTACTCGCTGACCGCGACACGGAGGAGTGCCAGCAGGTGATGGAGAAGTGCGGCATCTACGTCGCGCAGGACGAAACATTTTACGTTGAACCCAAAAAGGAGAAGGAGGATTAGATTGTTGAATGAACAAGCGCAAGGAGTTTGCCTATGACAAAATCGAGTTGTGCCGCAACTGCGGCGGTGCGGGAACGATAGAAACCGTTCGTGAGTTCAAAACATTCGAGCGGGCGTCTGCGACCGAAACGTGCCCGATCTGCGGAGGAACGGGTCGGATATTGAAACGCATCGAGGGCACGGTCGAGGTTTCGCCATACGGTACACAACCCAAATAAAAAAACTCGCCACCGAAAACGATAGACGAGCAGAGTGCGGGAACACTTTTGCAAAGATAGTCAAAGTTTTCGGTAAATGGGCAACAAACGTCATAAAAATACACTCCTGCGCATTCAGCGCGTCTGCGAAATAACCCAGCAGCATTACGAGGCGGGGAACTTGCAGAAGTGCTACAAGGCGATTTGGAAGAAGTACGTTTACGATATTTATCCGATGTGCTACCGAACCTATCTGTCGTATATCAATACACCGCTCGGAGAACTTCGGTCGAAACAATCGGATGATGACCGACAACTGAAACTATTTTAAGCGTAAAACGCCTCGCAGACCTTGCGAGGCGTTTTTCTTTATACGTACTCCTCGCCGAATACGGCAGTGAATATTTCGCCGTCGTCAAGCGTAACGTCGAGCGGTGTCGTTGCGAGATTTTTACCGACCGCCGAGAGGTCAAAGCACGATACGCGCCACACCTCGATGTCCTCGCAAACCTGTTCGTGATTGTGGTCGGTATCGGATTCCTGCGGCACGAACGTCCCGAAGTGCAGCCCGCGATCATCAACTGCACCCGAAAAATTCGTCAGCGCCTGATCGACGGCGCGGATCAACGCGAGGCGGTATAACGCCTGCTCCTTGTAGGGCGAGTTCGGCGTGGCGAGCGTTGCCGTAACGATATGCAGCCGCACGGTTACGTCGGCGTGTTTTGCTTTGCGCCCCGCATACGACCATACGATCGGCAGGAACTCGATGAACACGGCAGGCATCTCGAACGGTCGCTGTTTGGTGAGTTGCACGACGTTCTCGTTCCACAGGTCGAACGCCTTAATTGTCTGCGGTGGCATTTTTGCCGTTTTGTCGGCGTATTTCGGATCGAGGAATACAGGAATACCCTCGACGGTGCGAACGTGCGCCAAACGCGCCGTAATCGCGTCATACAATCGTATTCTCATCGTTTCATACACTTTTTAACCAAATCTTCGCTGAACTTTTGCAAGTTGCGGTTCACGATGTCGCCGAGCGCCTTTTGCACGTCGGCGTGGTCGCCGATAAACTGGCGCTGCGGCATCGTCAGCGTTCGCGTGTGGCTCTTGACGGTGAATGTCTTTCCCTTGACCGTTCGGGTGTGCTGACGAACCGTTACGGCGAAGTGTCCGCCCTCGTTGTGCAGGGCGGTATATGGGAGGTCGGAGGTGAACACGACGGCATTACCGCGAATCTGCGATCGAATCGAACGGCGCATCTGACCCGTAACGATCAATATCGAACCGCGTTTGCCCGCCTTGTTCACTTTCGACACTTTGGTCGGCACCCATTTTTTCCCAAAAAATCCCTGCCGACGGAAATTCTCGTCGAACATCGACGTCAGTTTCACCTGCGCGTCTTTGAGGATTTTGTCGTAAATATTTGCCATATAACTAAAAAAACGTTACTTTTGTAAAAATTATATCCAGCAATGAAACACTTAATCGACGTTGAAAGGTCGCTGCCATTCTCCTGTGAGGATTGCAAGCACTACAAGGAGGGTATCAAATGTGCTGCGTTTGATATTATTCCGCTGGATATATATGAAAACGCTGAAAGCCACAACAAGGTGATCGACGGACAACACGGCGATTTTGTCTTTGAGACAAACAAGGAGCGCGAGGTGTTACGCTCCTATGAAGCGGCAGATATTTGATATTACTTTTTCGCATCGTATTTGCGTTTTATAAGTTCTCCAACCGCGACTGCTATCGGTCGCGGTTTTTCGTTGTTCAGATATTCGCTCCACGCTTCGGCGATAAATTCCTTTTGCGGTATATAGTTTGACGATTTGAATTGTCGAGAATCATACGCATAATGCGAAAGGTTATCGGTAATATATTGCTCGCCTTGTGCTTTGGCAGGATTATATATCGCCAAAAAATCAGGGTCGGTATATAACGACAACAACTCGTCGAGTTTATGTCCGAGTTCGTGGTCGAATATGGATTTTACCGTATCGCAGCCTATTGGGTGGAAATGCCGTTCTACATCACGACGCAGTGCATCTTTGACTTTATCACCTGCCCACGTCGAATTGAACGCTACGCCGTTTAATCCATATTCCGAAAATGCGGCGTGAGAATACGCATAGGTATTTGCGCCTGCTGCGGCATATTTACGGGCAAAGCTGCGTGCGTATTTGCGGATAGCCTCCTCCCACATCTGCGGATTTTTTGCCCGTAATTCTTGAAATTTAGCCTCTTCCAACATTTTCACACGACCGCTTATCGACCCGACGAATTTTATCTTCTGCCGCAATTCGGGATAGTTGGTAAAGTGAAGCGCAACACAGTCGAAAATCTCTTTTACCTGCGCCAAATCCTTTTTCTTGAACCCGTTCAAAGCGCATTTCACACCTAATTTATCGACAAATTGCTGTGTGGCTTCATCGATTGTCTTTGCTGTAAATTGCGGTATTGCAGGGTTTGCTCGCACGGCGATCTGCTCAACGACCGTTTTTGCCTCTTTGGGTACTTTGTAATACGGGTGCTTCGGCGGGAACAATTTCAACTCCTTGCCCGCGTTGAACCGAAAAATCTGCTGTTTCGGCTCTTTGGTGCACTCGTCGCCCCATTGTGTCGCTGTGTCGCTGTCGCTTTCGGGATAGTCCTCGCGCAACACCTGCACGACCTGACAGCGGCAGTTCCAGCCGTTGGGCGGCAGGTAGCGATCCCAAAATTTGTCGCTGGGCGGCAGGGTTACACCGTCGAGTTGCGCGTGAGTTTCCCGCACGCGATCGTCGCCCGCAGTTCGATATTGCAGGTTGTATTCGTCCCCGTCTTTTGCGATGTCGTGCCACTTGACCGCCATTTGCGACGAGTGGACGGCGTGGTTGTACTCCGCGAACAGGTAGGCGCGATTATAGCAGTCGTCGATCTTGCGGACGTCCTCCGCGAACTTCTCGAACGGCTTGACCGCCCCCTTGTCGTCGGTCAGTTCCAGTCCGATCTCCGCGAGTGTGTTGTAACTCTTGAAACCCGAAAATATGAACGCATTATTGCGCAGCGCAGCGGTGAGTTCTGCGGGCACCTCCTGCTTGACGGACGCGCCGATCGCACCGTTCAGAACGTTGTATGTCGCCTCGATCAACTGCCGCGCGTGCGGGTCGGCAAGCATATCGGCGGAGAAATGCCCCTCGCGATGCAGCCACGCGACAACATCGTCGAACACCTTGCGGTCGAATGCGATATTTGGCGATTCGCCGTCCTTTGCAAGCCGCAGAATATCGGGGGCGTAAAGTTCGCCCACCGCACGATTGAACAGCCTGTAATGTTCTTTACGGGCGTTCTTCGGGGTTTTCGGAAGTTGGGGGCTGTCGCCTTTGTCCTTGCCGCCCCCTACTCGAAAAAACCGCTCGTATCCTCGCGCTTGCCCGTAATCTTGATCTTGTACTTGTCGATGAAATACTCCTCGTCGATTGTGTAGTATTGCAGCAGCATACGTTCGAGTTCACGCTGCTGTTCGGGGGTGTAGGTCGCTGCGTTATCCCAGTCGAATGTCATACCAGCCAACGGGAAGCCGTGCTTTATCATCTTTGGGATCAGACGGTCGTTTACGATGTACTGAATCAGTTTGTGATCGGCGGCGCAAACATTCTCGAACACTTCGAGGTGGGTTTCGGACTGCGAAAGCGACGATCCGCTGTCGATAGTCATCGTTTGGTTCAGTATGCCTTTCGATATTTCGGAGTTGGCGCGGTCGATGCGCTTGTCGTAGACGTTGTAGGCGTCGCCGCGTGTCGATTCCTTTATCTCGATGTCCGTGCCGTCGGGGAACAGCGCCCAACCTGCTGCGCCCATTTCAGCAAGCATCGTTTCCAACTGTCGGCGGTCAGCAGGGTTCTGCGAGTTGGTTTTGCCGATACGCATCGGCATTCCGAAGATTTCGCCGAATACGTCCCAATATGCCGTCATATTCTTTTTCGACAGCGAGTGCGGGGCGCATTTGAGCAGCAGCCCCAAATCGCGGCTGCCGCCAATCTCCACGCACCAGTCGGCAATCGCCCCCTTGCGGTAGTCGAATCCGTCGCGCCAGTCGTCGTTCTGTTCGCGCAGGATTACACCTTTTTCGGGTACGACGTGCTTACGCGGTACAAGTTCCACGTCGGAGAATTTGCGCACGCCGTTTGCGTCGGTTATGACGTCGCCCAACTGTACGAGCGAGTGCCCCCAGTAACGGCTATCGAGGGCGTAGAGCATAAAATCGTAGAACCATTGGCTCTCGAATATCTTTTGTGCCTCCTCGTTCTCCGTTCCATCGGGGTTTTTGATGACGAACGACTTCAACAGTGTTTTGCCCATACGCTGGGAAATACAGCCCGTTAGGTGCAGGTCGATCAATACGTCCGTATAGATGTCGTAGAGGTTCGCCCGCTTCGGGTTCTCAATGTTGAGCGCCATTTGCCACGCGGCGCGCCAGCGTGCGATGTCCTGCTTCGTGAGGCTCGGCGTCTGCTGGTTGAGCAGCATAAGGAGGTTTTTGCGCTTCTGCATATCTCCGCCCTCCCTGTTGTTGCGCTGCGCTGCAAGGCGCAGGGATTCTATTGTGGTGAGTGTCTGTTCCGTGTTGTCTTTACGTTTCATTCAATCGGTGTTTGAACGCTGTTTAATAGTCGTATCGCTGTGCCGCCATTGACCCGTAGCGCATCGGGTTCGTGGTGTCGTTGCCCTTGTCGTCGGGCGGATAGGCGGGCAGGTCGGGCGTGAACGCGCCGCGCTGAATATCTTTCAGACGGTTGATTGCGTTCTCGTACAGCGTTTCGCGCACCTCCGACGCCATAAACT